TCTGACTTCGTATGTCGCGGCGGCATATTTATGATCAGCCGCTTCAACTTCCCCTCTGCTATCTCCTCAAACTTCTTGGCCATGATGGCATGGTGTCTGCCATGTATAAATCCCGGCCACATCTCTTTCACGAACGACATGAACCTACTCTGCGCCTTCTCCCGCGCGACAGCATCCCTGTACTGCCCCACCTGCTCCAGCAGTTTCTCCTGCTCTGCTACCGGCAACTTGCCTATCAGCTCACTCAAGTCCACGGACTGTTCGCCTTCTCTCTCATCGCCACTATAGACACACCTTCCCGTACAGGCTTATTCAACCTCTTCTGTATCTTTGCCAAGGTCGGATATATCGACACCGGACGGTAATACTTGCGCCCAGCCTTCTGCTCCCGGTAGACCTGATATAACAACCGGAACGCCTCTAACATCAGCTCCTCATCATGACTCACGACATCCCCCTAACCACCTTATCTTCATGTCGTCAATTACTCCAACGTCCTGAAGTTGATATACACCGGCCTCACACTCCTCCCACCACCCTTCACCTTCTTCACTACCCCCAACTTCACCAACCTCTTGATAATCTCATGCGTGTTCCCCATCCCACCCTTCCCACGTAACTCACATATATCCCGTATAGAAGGACCATACCCACGCATCTTCCACCACTCATCAATTATCAAAAACACATGCCGCTGCGCCGGCGTCATCTCTACCTCCATACACTCTTCATACGTCATCTCCCGCCGACGACGTACCATCTCTCGATTTATCTCTATCGTTGCCATAGTTGTATTTGGAAGAATTTCCAAATGCACATTTGATAACTCACCCTTTTTCTCCAAAAATATCCCCCCCGGGGGTCTGCGTTTCTAAAGGAGACGGGGGGTCTTCGCTGGATTGGAGGGAACCAGATTCTGGTGGAAATTGTTCGTGGTCATTACTATGCACATCCGCGCCGGAGTCCCGTTCTGCATTTGGGGGTATGCCCCCAGGGTGGGGTTCCGCTACTGACAATTCCGCGAGTAGCTCTGTTGCGTCGACGTCTTGCGCGTCCGCTGTACCGAGCATCATTGATTTAAGTTGATCGAGTATCTGTGAGCGTATCGCGCCGCTGTCTTGAACGTGCGTGATCTCTTTGCGCTCGGTGAAGGCCGCAACCTCTGTCACCTGCCCGAGTATTTTTGCTGCGGTGATGCGCGTTGCCGGCTTCGATTCTGGATCAATAATCGCGCTTGTGAGCGTTGAAATGACAAGCGAACGCAAAGCTTCGGCCGAATGCAACGCCGCTACCTGTTTTGCCCGTTCCAGCGCTTCTATTTCCGCTTGTATTCTGCAATCCGCTTTAAGCCTACTTGCTGCATCACCTATAGTCTTTGGTTTCCCCTTGGCGCTGTAACCGGCGGAGCGGTAAGCATCCGCTCCCGTTTTCCCCTCCAGTACAAGCGCGGATGCGAATCTTTTCTGTCTTTGTGTAAGGGTTCCACGAGGGATAGATAAGACAGCGCCTATATCTTTCCCCTTTATTGTTTCCCTTAGTTGTTTTCTACTTGGTGTCTTCATTCTATGCCGTTGTTCGCTTGCGCTCACGTTGTCTACCGGCCGCACGATACCGGAACAATTACAGAAAATCAATCTGGCGATAAATCCAGGCTATCGAGCCGCTGCGACCGATAGCAACCCTATCGCTTCCAGGCTACCGATTGAAAAATACAATAGAACACATGATTCGTTGGCTCTTGAACTATTGCATGGTTTTGCTAGTATTCCTTCATGCGCTCAATCAAGGGCGCGATAAGGGGAAACCAATGAACAAAGCACAGAAACGCCAAGTAGAGATGATTCACCTGTACCTAGCCAACGGAATGTCTGATACCGCGGCGCGCTCACTATCGGCGCTCATCCGCTCCGCGTTGACAGCAAAAGGCCGCGCAGAGCTACTAGCGCTCGCCGAAACAATCGGCGTTATCAATCATCCTGATTTCATTATCTAAGGGGAAATTATGAAAACGATAAATGACAACGATGGCATCAAATTTTCTGTAACCCTTGGGGACGATGACGGCTTCGTCGTTGTCTATCGGGATGAGGACGGCTATTGCGTGTGGAGCGAATGGCATGAAAGTTTGCAATTAATCCGCACGGTTTATGCCCATGAAATTACGAATGGGCAATTTGACGGCTCACAAAACGATTAACAAGGGGAAATTATGACTATTACTGTCACCGTCCGCGATGTATACGGAATCAAGACAATATATCCCGCTTGCGATACCGCCAAGTTATTAGCACGGCTTGCCGGCACTAAAACCCTCACCCGCAGCGCGCTCGAGACAATTAAAGCGCTCGGATATACCGTCACCGTCACCGCGCCGGTCGTTTAAAAATAGCCAGTACAAGGGGAAAACCGTGATTAATCCGTTTAAACAACAATTACGCGCCGAGCGCTTACCGTACCGCTCAATTCTCGGTGAATCGTCCGCGAAAACCGTTAAGGGGGAAAAAATCGGGTACCTGACGGCAATATGCTATCTCGTACCGGACGCGAAGCTTTGCCCTTTCGCACAAATGGCCGGATGTTTCGAGCCTTGCCTGAAATCGGCCGGCCGCGGCGCTTTCAATTCGGTACAGCGCGCGCGCGCCGAGAAAACCGCTTTCTTTTATGAGAATCAACGCGCTTTCATGCTGTCTCTATGCGCGGATATATGGGCGCATGCGCGGCGCGCCGAGCGGCTCGGCTTGGTACCCTTGGTGCGCCCAAATGGCACAAGCGATATCCCTTTCGAAAATATTCAGATAGACGGTCGGACAATCTTTCAGATATTCGCGGACGTGCAATTTTACGATTACACAAAACACCCGAGCCGCAAGCTTGACGGGAAAACCGCCGGCAATTATGACCTTACCTATTCATTCTCGGCGCTTACTCCGAAAACGATATCAATAAAAGGCCTGTCTAATACCGCAAATCAACGCACGGCGGTTGTTTTCCTGAACCGCTCCGATATCCCGTCCGAGTTCCGCGGATGGCCGGTTGTGGACGGGGACGATACCGATGTCCGACATATTGAGCCGGCCGGCGTTGTCGTTGCGCTGTACGCAAAGGGGAAAGCGCGCGCGGATGTTTCCGGCTTCGTGCAAATCAAGGGAAGGGATTACTAATATGAAATTTATACATCATGACACCGGCGAATGGAGCCGCTCTGATTGCCTGACGGTCGCAACGCGCGGCGATCCAGTCGTACGTGAATATTCGAGCTTAGATTTAATTGATAACGCATGGCTCCGCGACACTTTCGAGTGGATGATGCGCGAAGGATTGATTGTCACGCAATGCGGTTCAAGCACTTTTCAGATAAGGGGCGAATGATGACAATGATGACGGCTAAATATTCCGGCTTTTGCGCGGCTACCGGCGCGCGCATATTGGCCGGTGATTTGATTGACTACAAGCGCGGTAAAGCCGTGCTAGTGGAGCGCGCAACGACCGGCGTTGATTCAATCACGCTTGTCGGTGAAAACGGAGCCAGTACCTATTACCGCAACGCACGAGGGCGCTGTATCGACGCGCCTTGTTGTGGTTGCTGCACTATTTGACAAACCGTGAAAGGGGATTGCTATGAATGATTTCATCCGACAAACCGTAAGCTTCGGGCGCTCCCGTGTCGAATGGATCGGCTCACCGCGCGCCGGTCGGGTTTGGTGGTGCGCGGACGGTGACGGCTTCGTTACCGTCCTATCGAACCGATACCACAATGCCCTGTTTGATCAAGGCCATTTTATCGCGTGGTTACCGAAGGACAAAACGGAAGCGCTGCAAGACGCGACGATGTGGCTAGCCAATGAATATCCGGCTATCTACCGTGACATCCGCGAACAATAATTTTTACAGCCAGCAAAGGAAAATTAACATGGACTACATCAACAAAATCGAAACCCTCGAAACCGGCGGCGGCGAAACCGTCGACTTCATTCAACTAAAAGACGGGCGCGTTGTCGGCATCAATGAGGGAGCGGTTACCCTGTACGAAAGCATGGAACAATACCAAGACGGCGAGCGCCTAGATTTTATGTGGCTGCATGGACCTTGGTTTTCTGTAAGGCCTGAACCGGTTTTCAGTGCGTATTGGGGCTTTGGCTACGGTATGCCACAGGTCGCAGAGCATCCGCTGTCTTGGTTTTCGGATTGCAAGAACTACACACGCGAAAGCCGCGCCATGCTTGCGGCTGCCGATGTCGGCGACAAGATTGATCTATCGGACATGTGCGGCGAGCATTTCGTTGTACGCATATCGTAAAAGGGGATTGCTATGATCAAAGCATCATTGGACACGTCAAACTTTTCGTTCGAAGCTTACGGCACCAGCACAGGCCACGCCATGAAAGCGCTAGAGCGCGGCCTTGATTTGCACGGCGAACAGTACAAGCTTGCAGCCGATTGGTGGCACCCCCTGCGGGGGGATATTGCGACTACTTATTTTGCACAATGCCAATGCTACCGTGATGGCGAGCGATTGAAATGACTACCCAAAAGATGTTCACCCTGTACCTGATCGAGAATGAAGAAGGTCAGGTCAGGGTGGTTACCGACTACACCGGATCAGGCGACCGCTGTCTTGCCCTTGGCGTGGAAATTATGCAAGGCCTTGCCACCATCCAACCCTACACACACGGCGACCTATCCCTCGCCATGCCGCAGCGCTCGGACATCGAGCATTGATTGCTGCAAGCTCTGGCTAAAAGCGAACAGCCCCACCCTCCGGTGGTGGTCGTTCGCGTCCTCGCCCTCCCTGTCAGATATCCATGTCGGCCAACCAATGCTTGCAGCCGCAGCCTGTCCCGTACCGCTCACATCATTATCAGCAACCACCAAACCAGGCGGCAGCATGTCGGCCACGCGCACCATGTTACCCGCGCTGAAGCAAACATGAATTGTGTACCGAACCTTCAATTGCTTGAGCGCAGCGCGAATGCTTAAGGCCGTTGCGTACCCCTCGCAAAGTACATTCAACCCCTTGTTGTCAAACTTGAAGACCGCGCCGGTCGTGCGCTGTCCGTACAGAAACTTCTTGGTTCCGTCCGGCCATATCTGTTGCAGCCCAACCAAGCTACCGCCGCACCGCATGGGGATTAATAGTACAGGCTGATTGTCGATGTCCAACACAATGCCCTGCTCATCTGGGAAACCCTTGCCCTCGAGGTACGGATGCCGGCGGTTACCACTGGCATTCAGCATGGCTACAGCCTTGCTCACCGCGGCCGTGGCCAGCTTCTTTCTCTGCTGCTCTGCTTTGGCTTGGTCAATGATGATCGCGCGCATGTTGATGCTATTGGTACTCTCCGCTTTCCACAAGCTGACCACCGTACTGAGCGCATGGTTCTGGCAAAAGCCGTGGGTCCCGAGATACTTCACCGCACCGTTGCGCTTGCGCGGATGATCCTCTGTGGGATACCGC